ACCAATGTTGCAGCCGAATTTGCAGCAGCGGCTGTTGCTCCATATCCTAAAAATACAATACCAGTACCAGCGTTAATTACACGATATTGATTACCGCCTAGCGTAGAAGAAATGCACTGTACTGGAGTAGGGGCAGTTGTACTTGCCGTAAAAGTTACCGTATTCCCAGTTTTTGTAAATGCGTTAATTCCCATTTGGTTCCTCCGGCGATACAGGCCATTTCATTGTCCAAGGAAAACCATCTTGTGTTGGCAAATCTCTCAATGCTTGACGGTAAGTAGCCCACTCTAATTTTTTATTTCCAGGACTATCATCTAACTGCGTCCAATCACAATCAGAAAGTCTGCGGTTTCTATCTTGGCGAACATTTGCTGCTTGCTCTGCATCTTTTCTAGCTTTGTAAGCGGCTTCTTGTTCCTCTGCTGTGGCTTCTTCATTATCAGTAAAGATTGGCCCTAATACATATTTTGTGTACCACTTTCCATCTTGAGCAAGTTCAATTCCAGAAAACTGGCTGTACTGATACACCGTACCGCCTGTGGCTTGTGGCCCCTCAAATACAGACTGAATACCATTAGCTTCCATCCACTCTAAATTGATTGGAATAGGAACTTCTGCACTACCTCTTAAATGGTCGCGTAGCGCATGGTCTGTAGGAAAAAACTCGCCTGTGGCTTCTATTCTAAATCCCATGATGTTTCCTTTAAGCAATTGCCAAGAAAATGAATGTTCCACCGTTTGCATTGATCGCCGCTGGTGCTGTGCTGCTAATCTCAAACCCTGCGTTAGAAGTGTCAACGTAATCTGTGTTAGTGACTTCGGCAGCAGTTGAGTTCAGTAACAGATAAGGATCATTACCCGCGACAATCCCTCTTGCGCTATCCCAAACGTACCAGTCGCCTGTGCTGTCGGTACGCTTTATCAGCACGAACCTCGCGCCAGCAGTGAACCCGCAGTTGATCGTTTGATTGGAACCGTTGCCGGTGTAGCTGCCTACTTTGGAAACACCTGAGACAGAGGCGAATAAGTAGGCGACGTATGTAGCGGTATTTGTGTTTACGTCTGCATTTGTTCCAACAGAAAACACCGACGAAGTAGGGCTTGTGTCGTTCCAGTAAGTATTGTCGTCGGCTGTCGCTGCTGTGCTGTTAAGCAATAGATAGTCTGTGTTGTCATTGTTTGCATACACAGCCCAATCGTTGATAGCGCTCCTGCATTTCACAATCATCAACTCAGGAGCAACACCTAAGTTGTGCGAAACAGTCCTGTTCGCTCCCGTCCCCGTATAGCACACCACATCAAAGAAGCCGGGAGCGCGACGGAAATACCATTGGATGTAATTGACAGCAGAAGTATTCCACGCGCCTGTTCCACTCGTTGAGCCTATCCATCCAGTCTGAGATGCCAAAGAACTCATAATTGTTGAAGCAGCTTCTGCATCAGTATTATCAGAGCGCAATTGGACAGTTGCTCCACGCAACCTATCTATCCAAATAGGCGTTGGGTTGCTAGCAGCTCTTCCACGACCAATTACAAGGTCAATAGGGAAGGTTGCATCTGTTACGACAACACCCGTTGTGCCAGTGCCTGTTCTTGTTGCTGGTGTAAACACACTCGTCCCACTCGTCGGCGTTCTCATAGGGCCGCGACGGATGGCGATGTAGATGTAGGTTCCGCCACCCAAAGTAGGCATAGTGAAGCCTGTTGCAGTCGGGCCGTTTCCTGCGTAGTTGCCGCCGCTCTCAGCGTTGCTGAGGTTTGGAAACAAGTTTGCAGTCGAGTCTGCGGCATTGACCACAGGCCACCCGCGCATCGTGTCCATTATTACCCAGTTGGATGAGGCGTCGGTGCGCTTACGAATTACAAATTGCGGCTCATACCCAAGCGTGATTGTCTGAGTACCGCTTCCGCTGTCAGTCCATGACCCACACGAAATCACATTGTCCGTACCCGTCAGGCCAAAGCCTCCTGCGTCGTGGGCGAAAAGGTAGGCGACAAATGTGTCTCCACTATTGTTTACATCTCCGTCTTCCCCAATCGTAAAATTGGTTGAAGTTGGCTGAACTACAGAAGTTCCGTTACCAAAATAAAACGCAGCGTTTGTGGTCGTAAATGCATTGGTCAGGTTCAACACACCCCTTGATGTGTTAACAGACCTGTGCCATACGGCCCAGTTAGTACCCACAGATACGTTTTTTATGATGATGCATCCAGGGGTGGAACCTAGACTGTGGCTAATCTGCCTGTTGTTGGTTCCATTCCCCGTATACGTCACCACATCAAAGAACTTCGGCTGCTTGCGGAATGTCCATGAGGCGTACAGGTTTCCAGATGTGCCATTAGTGTTGCTGTCAACACCAACAGAAAATCCCGTAGAACTTAATGCGCTGACGTTATCAGTATTTGTAAACTCGGCGCTTGTCGAATTTGTCATCAAATTCTTGCCAGCACCTCTAGCGGTGTCGTTTACGATGTTGTTGGTAGCTGATGACCTATTCTTAATCCACAGCATCCCACCTTTACCAGCCAGATCAATGCCAGTAGTGATGGTCTGCGTAGAGCCGTTGCCGGTGTAGAGATGCGTAGCAAACACCTGCTCTATATATGTAGGCTCAAAAGGTACTCCTCCACCAAAGCCATCATAAGAGGCAGCACCACTAGTTGCTTGTAATGGCATCTTTATTCCTTTGTTTACAATTATCAAAATGCCAGCGTTTTGCTGTATTGATAGCTACTTGTTTTTTACAATAAGGACATTCAACCTTTGGTTTTTGGCGTCCTTTTCTAAAAGCACTCATCTTGTATTTTGCTTCTTCTGTGTGCTTGCGTCCCTTCATTGGACTAGGCCTGCCTAATAAAGATTGAGAAGTCTTTCTTTTTGTTTCTTCTGAAGGTCTATATGTTGTTGTTAGCCGTGCAGTAGCAATAGCTAATCTTCCTTCTTCTGATTTTGGCTTACGCATCTTTTGACGGTGTTCGTCAGAAATAATTCTGCCTTTAAACTTTTCACGCATCTTTTGTTTATGTGCTTCAGTATGCTTGTATCCTTTAGCACCATCACCACCGTCAGTCATATTAGTTAAATCAATGCCTAAATCTCTTATTTCTGCAATCAATAAACATTCAAATTCCATTGCTTGTTTATCAGTTACATTTTCTTCGACTTTAACCACAATTGGTTCTAATCCAAGACTAGATAATTTACGAATTTTATTTAACTTTTTTGACTTTCTATCACGATAGTATTTTGCCTCTAGAGAATGAAAATAGCATCTTTTTCCACTGCCCTTACCAACATAAAATGGTAGATTGTTCCGTGGATCGATAAGCATATAAACGTAAGAGTTCATTAAGCCTTGAATTGAGTGACAGAAGCCAACACCGTATACGTTGCACTTCCAGTTTTCAGTAAAAGAAATCTATAGCTGTCGATACCGCTTGCGTTGCCCGCCGTAGGCGCTCCACCGAGCCAGCGAACCGTAACACCAGAGGTCGTGCCGTCGATCTGAATTGAGTTGTTGTAGTACGCAGTAGACCCTTGAGTCACCAAGAAAGCAACCGTCATCGACTGACCAGTAGCCAGAGCCGTGTTCAGACTCGTACCACTAGAGCCCCGGAAATTCACCGTCCAGTTCGCAGAAGCGTTGGAGGTGTAGTACAGAACCGACTGAGTGGTGATGTCGTAGTTGATCGTACCCGTAGCAGCCGTAGCAGACACCGTAGCAACTTCGGCAGCATCGTTCAGCACCATCGCCAGGGCGCTAGAAGTACCGCTGAAAGTCTGTGTTCCGGTGAAGGTATTGGCTACGTTGGTTACAGGAATATTAGCACCAGCTAAAGTAGTGGCCCCTGTTCCGCCGTTGGCAACAGGTAAAGTTCCACTAACATCATTAGCAAGACGAACGGTTAATGTATTATTAGCACCGTTGATCGTCTTGTTTGTGAGGGTTTCAGTTCCAGCAAGCGTAGCAAAACTGCCAGCCGTAAGCGTTGCCTGTGACCAAGCAGAGCCAGTCCATACCCACAGATTGTTACTGGTGCTATTCCAATAGATTGCGCCAGTTAACAGTGCATTACCGTCATTGTCTAGCGTAGGCGCAGAAGACTTGGCACCAAGGTAACGGTCATCAAACGAGTCATAAGACGCAGCAGCAGAAGAAGCGCTTGCAGCAGCGTTAGTAGCACTTGTCGATGCACTAGAGGCACTATTGGCAGCGTTGGTTTCCGAGGTAGCCGCAGCAGCCGCAGAAGCAGCCGCAGACGTAGCAGAACCCAGGATGCTATCAACATAGCCCTTGCGGGTCAGATCATCGTTAGTCGTAGGCGTAGCAGTGCTGGTAACCTTGTTGGCACCCATGACGATGTTGCCCGTCATCGTGCCGCCTGCTAACGGCAGACGAGTATCGCGCTGTGTGTCAACATAATCTTTGGTAGCAGCATCAGTGCCAGCCGTAGGCGTACCAAGACCAGTGATCTTGTTAGTGCCCATAGCTAAGGCACCAGTCATGCTGTCACCAGACTTACTGAGCTTAGTGGCAATAGAGTTAGTAACAGACGTAGCAAAGTTAGCGTCGTTGCCTAAAGCAGCCGCTAATTCGTTTAACGTATCAAGAGCAGCAGGAGCAGAAGCTACAACGTTAGCAACAGCAGTGTCAACATAGCTCTTGGGAGCAGCGTCACTGGAGTTGGTAGGCGTAGGAAGACCAGTGATCGTACCAGCCGTACCTGCGTTCATGTCCAGCGTACCGTTGATGGTGACGTTGTTGAACGAGGAAGAGCCGCTAGAAGCCGTGACGTTTCCAGTGACGTTACCGGTGACATTGCCAGTCACATTGCCGGTGACGTTACCAGTAAGAGTACCAGTAACGTTACCCGTTAAAGTACCAGAAAGACCAACAGTAGCCGTTACGTTCGTGAACGTACCAGCAGCAGGCGTGGTTCCACCAATAACGGTGTTGTTGATGGTTCCGCCCGTCTGAGCCACACCAGCGACAGTACCACCAGTAATAGCAGCAGCATTGGCTTCTTGGTTACCCAAGGAACCCACCAGCTTGACAACAGTTGCACTACTGTCTTTGGTATAGAGTTTCTTGTCAGTTACGTTGACAGCCAACTCACCCTGCTGCAATGAACCCGCAGAAGGTACAGAAGAGGCTGTGCTACTGTTCTTGGTGATGATCGTTGCCATTTAAGCTCCGTATTTATTTTCGTACCATTGTTGTAACGGGCCTGCTACGTTGCGTGGCGTTTCAGGCATATAGGCATTGTAGTATCGTTGCACCGCAGCATAATAGTCCGGGCCAAACTGCGGAGTAGTGCTTCCGATGTTAGTATCAGAAAAAGGAATGCTTCCAGTAGTAACAGTTCCTGTTCCCGTTCCTCCAAGAGTTCCGCCTAAGTTCAATAAACTAAGCAAAGAAAGCAAGTCTGTTAAACTTAAATTATTTGTGTTAGTTGTCGTAGTTGTTCCCGTGGTTCCTGTGGTTCCGACAGTAGAACCAACAACAGAACCTACAACCTCTGGTTTTGTTTTATTGTGACTTAAGAGGTCTTGGCAGATGTATGAGTGTGCGTCTTTAATAGTAATAAAGACAACAGGGCCGTCCTCATGGTCTTGAATACTTTTGATAGTATGACCACTAACAATGTCGCCTACTTTTAAGTCTTCTGCCTTTTTCCAATTGTCAACAGACACGAAAAACTTATGGTCGTAACTACCAATAAACTCAGTACCATCAAAAACAATTTTAAGGCGCTTTGCAGAAGGAATCAGTTCTTTGTAAACAACAGGATAAACACCCCACTCAAGAGTGTTCTCATGCTGCGTTTTTACAAAGTCGCCTTCCTTCAGTTCTCCTGCTGGTTTCTTTGTTCCGTCAGCTAAAGTAACTAACATTTCGGGAGAAGGGCATGTTGAACGATCTCTCGGCCCTACAACTTCTACTGTTGGAACGGCGGGTGTTAGCACAGCAGGAACCGCTGCGCCGACTACAGTGGACGGAGTGGTCGTTGTTGTGGGAGTTCCAGTAACTGTAACAGTTTGGCCTGTTCCCGTCCCCGTGCCCAATAACGATCCGACGCCAGCACCAACTGTTGACCCCGTACCGGTGCCTGTACCGGTTCCTGTGCCAGTACCAGTAATTACTACGCTTTGTCCAGTTCCTGTACCAGTTCCAGTGCCAGTACCGACCAGCGAACCAGTACCGGCACCGACAGTTGATCCAGTGCCTGTGCCAGTGCCCGTTCCTGTGCCTGTTCCCGTTCCTTGGCCGGTAATTGTTACGGTCTGGCCGGTTCCAGTACCGGTTCCAGTGCCTAAGCCAGTACCTACCGTAGAGCCAATAACAGAACCAGTTCCAGTTCCAGTACCTGCGCCGGTGCCAGTAACATTTACAGTCTGCGTTCCTGTGCCGATATCTGTGCCAGTTCCAGTAAGGCCGGTTCCTACAACACTTCCAAGCAAACCGGTACCAGCCGTTCCAAGTCCTGTTCCGGCGGTATTTCCAAGCACATTAACAGTTTGTCCTGCAACACCACCCGTGCCTGCGCCGGCCCCTACGCCAGTTGCTGCGCTGGTTCCTAAAGTTGCAGAAACAGAAGAAGCAGCAGTAAACGGATCAACACCGTAGCTATTAGAAATAATATTAGCTATTTGATTTTGAGCAACCGCATCCGTACCAAGAACAGAGGCTAATTGAGCAATGTCGTCGGCAGCAGTTAAATCTAAAGCAGTTCCCGCATCTCCTAATGATCCAACTGATCCTAATAACGCATCTGCTCCAAAAGCAGTTGCGCCGCCTAAAGCAGCAGCTCGCAATGCTTGTTGAAGATCGCCAGTGTTAGCAAAGTTGGTAACACCGGCCCCAGTGGCAGCGGCAGCAGGCGCACCTAAAAAGCCAATTCCAGCAGGGCCAAGAGCTAAACCAGTACCGGCAGCAATGGCAGCATTGGCTAAAACACCTAATGCACGGTCTAGATCAGTTTGTTCAAAGCGTGTGCTAGATTGTTCCGTTACCTGTTGACCGCTAGGGGTGTAGCCAGCAGCCGTATAAGCCCCCTCAGGAGTTTCAATGATGCCTTGGATTGATCCGTCGCCCAATACGTTGTAAATAACACCGTTCTTGGTAAACGTGCCAACAATAGAGTCAATGAAGCGAGGATCAAACGCTTTTCCGCTGGCATTTAAAACAGCTTGGGCTTCTTTAGCTAAATCATCTCCGCTGCTGAAAAGACCAGAAAAATTCTGTGTAGCCATTATGCTTTCCTTATGACTTCAAAGGTGTTGATCGTGCTCATGCTAGAAGCCGCTTCCGACTCTACTCTAACTTCGTCGCCTTCTTCTAATACAATGTAAGCCCCGCCATCAAACTTCAAGAAATTTGTAGGGCTTAACAAATATCCATCTAATACTTTAATCTCGGTAGTGGTGCTCTTATCGTACCAGTACACATCTATAGTTTTATTGTTGCCCGTGTGGTTCACTATATAACACAAGTTCCACAGAGCATAATAACCCGTAGGAACAGTGTAAACAGTGGTCTTTGTCGCGGCTGTTAGGTTGTTACCTACGGATACTTGTCTCATTCTTCGTCTTTCTTAGCAGGACGACCACGCTTCGGTGCAGGCTCTTCTTCTTTGACTTCTTCCTCTTCGACCTTCGTGTAGTCGGGGTGCGTCAGCATTGCCTTGATGTCGTGTTCCATCTCAAACGAATAGATAGAACCGGAATATTTGCACATGAATTTCATTCAATTCTCCAATGACAAAAAGGGAAGACCCCCGTAGGAGTCCTCCCTAGTTGTTTACTTAGGCCGGAACAGCCAGAGCAACAGCAGCGCCGTCGCGCAGTTCGTCGCAGCCGAACAGAACGTCAGCCGTGAACAGCGTACCGAGGTACTCTTGCTTGTACTGGGTCTGGGTACGAACACCCATCTGCTCAACCAGAACAGCGAAGTCCTTGTGAGCCAGCAAGCAGATACGGGTAGCCGTCGTGCCAGAGGTCGTGTCAGCGTTAGAGGTCACGAAAACGGGGATGCCGTACACGTTGCCGATTTCGCCGTTACGGATGGTGTTAGCACCGCCCACTTCACCCACGAAAGCCTGCTCGGTGAAACGGTTGATACCCATCAGGGTGTTACGGGTAGACGGGGGAACGATCAGGAAACGGCCATCCATCGGCACATCCTGGTCGTCAAGACGCTGGATCGAACGACGGATAGCGGCGTCGGTCAGAGCGCCAGAACCCGTGTTGGAACCGGCCACATAAGCCGTCGTGCCGTCAGCACCAGAGAAAGCACCGCTGTAAGCAGCCGTACCGCCACCGCCTTGAACCTTGCGGCCCAGACGGATCAGGGTCGTGTCCACTTGACGGCCCAGAGCGTAGCCAGCGTCGTCCGTGTAGAACTGACGCAGCGACGACAGGGCTTGGGCTTCCACGATGTCTTCGATCAGACGCGAGTATTCCCAGTGTTGGTCGATAGCAACCGTCTTCTCGCCTTCGGTAGCGGCGATCAGGGTCACTTGGCTGCCAGCGGCCTTGGCCGAAGCATCACCACGGGTGGGGGCGGGAATGTGAACGGTGTCACCCTTCTTGCCCTTGAAGTTCATCTTCTTGATCAGGTTAGCGGCAACAAGAGACTTCTTGTAAGCAGCAACGATCTCATCACTCCATACCTCCGGAATGAAGGTAGCAGCGGTGGTAACGGTAACGTTATTAGTACCTAAAGGCATTTGATTCTCCTAAAACAAAGTTATTATTTAACCCTGCCTTCAGTGTACGCAGCCATGATTTCAGGTTGTAAGGCTTCGTATCGCGCAGGGTCTGTCATGCGTAGCCGGATAAGGTCGGCACGGCGATAAACTTTTTTAGAAGACTCCCCAGTTCCACCAACATCGACAGCAGCGGCTTTCATCTCGGTCTGTCGAACTTCCTTAGCAGCCGTAACCGCTTCGTTAGTACGAGTGCCTTTGATAGCCTTGAAGGTAGAAATCAACTCATCAGCAGCGTTAAAGTCGTACTGTGCATCAGCCAGTGCGTACATGTTCACGCGCATCGGAGAAGATTTTACCCACGCTGCAAACTCAGGGTCTTGAACCACATTAGCAAAGTCTGGATGCTTTTTAGCCAGTGCTGCTTGCGTCTGTAATTGACGCATTTGCATAGCAGCTTGCTTGGCAGCTAAAACATCAGGATGACTTGCTACAGCCTTTTGAACGGCTGTCTTGGGGTCTTCAAAAAAGTCTAATTCGTTTTCTACTTCTGGAGGCTTCTCTTTCTTCTGAGAGAGTTGTTGCTTCAGTAGCTCATCAGCTAACCGTCGAACCTCACCAACCTCCTGTGCCTGACGACCAATGAGCTTTTCAGCCTCTTGGTGCATAGTCACAATCTCCTCAAGACTCTTGCCCTTGTACTTATCGGGAATCTTGGGAGCTTCTGGTGCAGCGGCTGCTTGAGCCTGCTGTTGTTCTTCTACAGCTTCTAATTCGCTTTGCTGAGACAGGTCTTCATTTTCAATAAGAGCCATACCTAACCTTTCCTGCCCATACGGGTTCTAGGATAATCTAATGCAATCAGGTTATTCGCCGTGAGAGGCGGCCTTCTTGCGTTCTTGTTGCTGTTTCTCCGCCCTCACACGCTCCCATCGGCTGTAAGCACCAGGGAAAGCCCCGGTAATGCCTTCTAGGTTCACGCGAGGGGCAGAAACAACGCGAGTAGCAGTAGTGTCACAGTGGATGCACTTCACGCTACGAATATCATCGTCAATCAGTTTCTCGAATACGTGTCCGTCTTCGCATACGAATTCAAACATTCGTTTCATTCTTCTTCCTCCAACTGCTTAAAGACTTCTTCGCAGGTTTGCTTGCGTCGTAAGATTAGTTCAAGAATGTCCAACTGGCCTTTCCGGAAGTAAAGGTCTTGTGTGTCCGTTACCAGTGATAAATCGTTGATGCTATCTTTTAATCGTTGCAAGTCTTCTACTAAGTCAGTCCATCCGGGTTGGATGAAGAGAGTAAACTGATTCTCGTAATACTGTTGTAAGGATTGTTCCATGAAGGAGTCCTATAAAGTTCATAATAGTATATTATACCAAACTTTTACACTTTTGTCAAGTACTTTTTACTGTTTTCTTGACATTTGTGCTAAAGCAATGCGTTCGTTGCTGTCAATGTCCTTCTCTTTGATTGCCAATTCAGCCAATTTCACCCGACGGGCAAAGTCAGCCGTTTCGTCATTCTCATTGAGGTTGTTAGACAGGGCAGCGATGAGCTTGGCTTGAGCCAGTTGCGGCGTAACTTGAGCTTCAACAGCGGCCTTCTGAGCCTCTGCCTGCTCCCGTGCTGCCTTAGCCTGGGATTCCTGCAACTGGGCCTGCACCAGAGCCATCTGAGCCTGTTGCTGCTGCATTGCAGCCTCTTGAGCCTGCGGATTGGGCTGAGACATCTGCTCCAGAGCCGCCAGAAGGTCACCACGGTTGCTCAGACTGCTGTTCTGAAGGATTCCACGCAGAATCAAAGGCAGAACAGGCGTATCCGGGCCTAAAGTCTGTAACAGGGCAATCATTTGCTGCTGTTCAAACTCACGGGCAAGGATACCGAGAGAAGCAGTCGGTACAAATGTCATATCCACCGTCGGATAACGGTCAGGATCGAACTGCATGTAACGGAAAGCAGCCTTGTTGATGAACGGAATCATAAAATCTTCTTGGAAGTTCGTCAGCGTACGCTTGTACTTCTTGATGATTCCAGCCATCGCCATGCTCATGCCGCCTGCACCAGCGTCACGGGGCACATTTGAAGGCATTCCTGCGCTGTCAACGGTTCCGGTGGCCTGCAACAGCATCCGTTCGAAGTTCTGAGCCGCATTCACGGCATTGCCGTCGGTTTGACCGAACTTGAATGGGAACAGAATCTCGCCAGGATTGCCGTTGGTCAGGATAGCCTTACCGGGTTTAACCTCAAACTTGGCTCCACGAGGCAGGCGCGTAGCGTCCATCGCAATCATGGGTGCCGTTGTAAGGGCCAGAGAGTCCATATGAGCGCGTAATTGCCCATCAATGGCCTTCTGCATGTTGTAAGCCTTTTCAACCGTGCCACGGCCCCAGAAACGGCCAGGAACGGTATCATCTTGGTAGGCTACCACAGGCCGATCCTTCATCATGTAAGGATTTTCTTCGGCTTTGAGCAGCATACTGTCGTTGGCAATCACGACAATGGCTTCAACTAGGTTGGCATACTTGTCACCAACAGAGTTTTCAGGAAAAATCTCTTCGTATTCTTCCTCTTCGTTCTCAGACAGGTACTCTTTGGGAACCAAACCGTAGTAGGTGACCAGTTTTACCTTGTCGTCTTGGAACTGTTTCGGGTCTTGAGTAGGCTCAAGCTCCTGATCTTCGTATCCGGTAGTGATGTCTACCTTCTTGTAGATACCTTTTTCAATACCTTCGACGATCTTGTGGACAGAGACATACTTCTCAATGGCCACACCGAGGGCTTCTTCGATGCTTTCAGCGTTTGGATCAATCAGGAAGTTCTTAGGATTGACCGGCTTGAGCTTGATAGCTACACGCTCTTGCTCTTGAACGCCGATAGCAGCCGCATCCGTAACACCAGGAATGGCCTGAGTTGCAGGGATGTACTCCATCTCGGACTTGACCACGATCTCACCGATGCCGGTGCCGTAGATTTCTGCCATCAATTCGATGTGATCGACAGACTTCTTGATCTTGTCCTTCTTGAAGTCCTCCATCAACTGCTTACGAAGGGCTTCAATGTCCAGCGGAGAGCCATCAACATCACGAACATCGTCTTCGATGTCGAAGAAGTCTCCGTTACCAAAGATAGCCTCTACAATCTCAGCGTGACGAGTCTCTACCGCTTGTTGGGTGGCTGGACTAATGATGCGAGAGCGTTCCGAATCACGAGTGCGATCACTTGAATCCCACTGCCCACGAAAGATACGCTCATACTCAAGCCAAGAATCTAGGTAGTTGGCATCACGATGGTCACGCCATCGCATGATGTGGTCGGTAATCCAAGCCGTGAGTTCTTTCTCGTTCTCTGTCGGCTCTTCAAACTCTTCGTTATGCTTTTCGTATTCCATCACCACTTTTCCTTGTTGGCCCAGAACGCAGCAGACATCTTGCCTTTGGCGATGTTAGCAGCGTGTCGAGCTTTGAAAGCCTCATTGCGTTTAGAGCCTTCAGGAGAACCAGTAACTCCCTGCTGCCCAAAACGAATTGTTTTAACCTTGTCTCCTTCCTTGGCCACAACGATGTGACTCTTGGTAGGATGGTCTGGCGTGCGCTTAGGCTTGTTGTAGCCACTTACGCCTGCACGGGTAAGCCGGGAGTCCTTGGTAGCCATTACTTAGCCTTAGCTAAACACTTTCCGGCTTTCTTGCACTTGGCCGGAGTAGGACAACCAGGACAGGGCTTAAACTCTTTCATGGGGATCATCTTCTTAGTAGCCATTTTTCTTACCTTTCTTAGCGGTCTTAGCCGCATCCTTGAAGTCCTTAGCCGTGGGAGCACCCTTGGCCCCAACCTTACGCATCTTCTCGCCGCTACCGGCTTCAATGCGCTTACGCTTTGCGTTGATGTTTGCGTACAGTCCAGGTTTCATTAATACCCCGCTATTTTGTCAAGGATAATGTATTCGTCTTCTTCGTAGTCCTGTTGATAGGACACGACAGCTAATTGGTCAATGTAAGACAAAGCATCCACCAGATCGTCGTGTACGCCGTTGGTGGGGAACATCATCAACTGATCCTTCAGTTCGTCCCAATCTTCGTCTTCATTAAAAGTGACACGACCGTGTTCCATGCGTCCTTGCAGCGCCCAAATAACACGATCAGCCTTCTTTTTGTTGCCGTGAGTAAGGTCTTGAATGTGTGCATAGATGTTGTTCTTTCTCATCAAGTCGTTGAGATAAGGCAACACAGCGTTCTTAAGCGCACCACGCTCAATACCGACAGCAATAGGCTCGTAGTCTCTGACAGTCTTCAGGATATTTACGGCAGTCTCTCGTATATCCCACCGACCATGAACAACTTTGTGTACGAACCAATCACCGTCATCTGTCACCTTTACGATAGCAATTGCAGATTCATCCAGCTTTTTCTTGGCAGCACTTGCGTTCTTTGCTACATCCTCAAACCCTGCCAAGTCAATAGCCACCACATAAGAACCATACTGAGGTTCTTTTCCAGTCTTGAACCATTGTTCCTTGAAAACATCAGCACCAGCGGTGTCAAACGAAGACAAGTACTCCTGCTTGAAAGCAAAGGAGCTTAGTGTTCGCTTGGCTGCTTCAATTTCCTTTGGGTCAATCGTTTCGTTGTCTTGGGTGGTAAAGTGCC